TCGCCTTTCTGTGCTAGCATCAAGCCCCAACCATAGACATAAAAGTCTTTACCTGGAGAACTGTTAAACTTAATACGTAATGCTCTACCGTCACCCCTGAGCTTACTCTTCGAGGTAACTATGTCATAGCCGTAGTCAAAAGGATCACCTGGACCAGAGGGGATATATAGCTTATTAAGCCTATATGCCTCAAACTGATCACTCCACTTACCACTGTTTGTGCTGTCTGTGAAATCCCACCTACCTTGTACTAAACAAGAACTAGGGTTATTGAATACTATATTACCAGATCCGTCTACTTCATATCCTGTCTCTGTACGCTTACAATGTACAATTAAGTACTTAGCAGCCTTCTCTCTTTGACTATCTCCACCTGTAAGATATCCAGCCTCTAAGTAAGCATCAGCATCGACACCTGTAGAATCTTCAGTGTACCAGTCTAGAAAATCTGAGTTCCTATACTCTGATAAACTAAACTCTACGTCAGACGTACCTTGCCTAATTGTAAGATATTTAGTAGCACTGGTACCTCTTGACCTCACAGACTTGGTAATGGTCACATCATCAGAGCCTACAACTACGTTATCTGCCCCAACAACTATATTTGTAACATCATCTACAGATAGATAGTTAGGTATGGAGACGTATGCACATATTGAAGGTGTGGTAGCACTACTAGGTATTTTATTGATATAGAAAGCACCTAGAGATATGTCTAGGATTAACTCTTTGTTATACCTGTTTACATATGTTAAACCATCATAAGTGTCTTGATCGTTGAAAAGCCATTTAACCTCCCTAGCAGCTTCGTCATAGAAAGCCCTAGCGAATGACCTACCTATAGATGGGATGTTGATGTAAGCAGTCTGTATGGTATTTTCAGAGATGTTAAGAGGACTTAACTCCCCTGTTACTTTATCTGGTTGTAGGCTGTACACACCTGCCTTTGATAAGTAATAGACAACACCCTCTGCCTCTACGACTGAATCAGCATTAATGGCACCAATATTACTGATCTTAGATACCTGGAAGTTTTTTGCACTAAAACCTTCCTCAGATCCAGATATAGACCATACGCCATTCTCTGCTATGACTACCAAGGATCTACCTGTAGGGATAAGTTTATATATCCTACTGGCCTCTGGTATTGTGATTGTACCACCATCAGTATCTACAAGCCCAACACCTTCTTGTTCTGTAGGGTCACTCTCTTGATAAAACCTCTCTAACTTGTCATCGTTATCTGCTAGCTGAGAGAAAATAATCATAGTACTTAGTCGAGGAGAGGTACTAATAGTTTCTTCATCAGTGACTTCAAAACCGGAAATAAATACCCTACCTGCAAACGTTGCTATAGTGTTAGCAGAACCATAAGTAATATCTGTAGATGTGACTACTCTACTCGCACCACCCCTTTTACTAGACCTTTCAAATAGGTTTATTACAAAGTGACCTTTAGGTGCTGGAGTATTACCAAACCACTGAGCCTCTATTGTTCCTGCTTCAAACTTAAATAAGCTACCATCCGGTTGTTGACCAAAATACCAAATATCCGCATTAGAAGGGTAAGTACCCCTCTGGACTTTATAATGATCATGTGGTTGTCTAAAATTACTGTCAGTATCTCGGTATTTCCTGAGAGGCCATCCCTGGTTAAGCAGGTTGTAGTGGTGATTATTCGATAGAGAACTGGGTCTTTCATCTGTATCTAGACCATCATCAACACCCCAGATATCTCTAACATTAAAATTTAAAATAGAATCTGCAAAAGAGTCTGAGTCTTTCCTATACTCAAATAGTCTGTAGTAATCTCGACCAACGGTCATGGCTAACTTGCCACCAATAGGGGAGAATTGTACTGTAGCACTATTATCAAGACCAGAGATAGATCTAAACCCACCCCCTCTAAGGTTAGCAGATGGGTTACTAGTAGTAAGATCTAAGAACCATAACCTACTTCCTACACGTACTACACCAAAAGATAAGCCAGGATCATTAGCCACGTTGTCCCATCTATAGAAATCTACTCGAACATCATTAGATTGGAAGTCGGCGTTACTGTAGGGAGTGGTATTAAAGTAATAATCTGATTCATAGTCTATACCCAATCTACGCTGGAAAGACCCTTCTCTATTAAGAACAACATTCTGTATATCTAATGCAGCATTCTCAGGGAAGATCAGAGGACTAGCCTCTGTAATCAACCCTTGAACGAATGTATTAAACTCTGCTATAGCAACATCTTGAGGCATATTTAAGTCTTCTTGTATAGATATCTAGCGATTGCTTTCTTAGCTTCTGCTGCGGAAGAATAGCGTCCTGAAAGCTCTTTAGGGGTTTCTCCTCCACCTACATACGCTACTTTTACCATAGAGTAATCGGTAGGGAAAACACTAAGCTCTCTCTTAGGACTTGTCGAGGTAGGGGTTTTTGTCCCACGTTTGCGAGTTGGCTTTTCTTCCATAGTTTGGCCACCTGATCCCACCTTTTGCTGTCCAGCTTTTTCTACTAAGTCTTCTTTGTTGTCGTTGAGATCTTTGCTCTGCTTTCTCATTTGCCACCTGTTTTAATAAAAGGAATGCTGTAGATTTAGATTCAGCTAGTAGGAGGGGGAATGCTTCAGCAGGAAGATCAGGAGTGAAACCATCTATCGCAGACCAGGAAGGCTCGACAATCCCTCTACACTGGGACTTAGACCCCTGCATAGTAGTATCAACAGAGGAGTCATAAGAGCTGAATACGATCAGATTATCATCGAAGGATGTCCAATATTCAGGAGGTCTATCGTTCCTGATACTGTACTTGACACCTGTAGAGTCAGTTATCTGCGTTACATTAGACAACGTTTCATTCAATTGGTTCTGTTTCAATAAAAAATTATCTGGGTTTAGGTACGAAACTTCCTGATATTTATCTCTACTGTCTGTAGACTTACGTTTGTTGTAGTTAACAAACTCCATTTCATAGACATTATCAGGTAATTTTAAATAATTAGGTCGGTCTGTATCAGATACGCTATTTAAAGTAAACAGTTGATTTAGGTGAGGCCAGTCACGCTTAGAGATTAACTCAAAGTAAGTGTCTTTAATTATCTGAGCAACCTGCAATGCCTCTTGTGTGTCAGAGATACTGTTTACATTGTCTGAGTCCATGTCGTTAAGGGTAGACTGGACCATCTCAAGGAGAGTCATTTTAGCCATTGCTTTACCTATTAATCAGAACTTTACAATACCAGCCTCTTACAACTACAGTGGCATTCCCATCAGATTGTATCTTAAAACGAGCACGGTTATCTAATGTGTTTGCGTCTCCCATATAAACTCCGTTATATCGGTTAACATTAGTAGCACCTGCTGTCTTCACCAAAGCAATTTCAAAAGGAATATCGTAGCTAGAGCCATCTGTAGCCATTTCCAAAGCTACATCAAAAGCTTGGTTAGCACCTGATGTTGTAACTTCAATATCTAAACGAACATCAACCATATCTCCTAACTGAAGATCTGACCAATCAAACTTGTTTATAGAAGCATCCCACACATCTGTTACACCACTAGGGGTATATGCTTTGTTTGTAAAAGCACCTGCTCCATCGTTAGTAAGATAAGTATAGCCTGCACCCCCTGTAACATTAATAGGAGTAGAGGCTGTAGTAGCATCATTATAATCTAAAAATCCAATTATTGTGCCTTGTTCCAGAGCAGTCCAAGCACCACTGCCTGCACCATCTGCTACGTAGACTGTACCATCAGACGCGGAAGACACACCTTTAGGTTCGTGAATATTTGGGTCTGCTATTGTACTGTGTTCTAAGTCTGCCATACTTGCCTCAAGAGAAGTGGGGGCCATAAAGACCCCCTAGTTAGTCTTACTGTTGAACCATGATATATTCAATAGTTACTACAGCATAACCACCAGCACCTACGGTAGGAGTTGTTCCACCTAGAGCTACAGATACCTGAGTATCAGCAGCTAGTTCAGAACCCCAAGTACCGTTGATAGCTACACCAGAGTCAGCATCAGTAAGTACACCTGCTGCTTCAGCTTGCGCCTCTGCAATAGATACACCGTTAGTTGCCTCTGAACCATCAGTACCGATGTTAATAGTTGGAGTAGTACCACCTAGTGCGAATACCTCGTTGATAGAGACAATTGCCCGAATAGGACGTGCACCAGCAGGTAATACTGCTAGGTTAGCGGAAAAAACATCATCGTTGATATTCTGACCTGTGAACTTCAAAGTTAATTCTTTGATTGATCCCTCAGTCTTAATACCACCTTCGATGCCTTCTTTTGCAGATCGAGGTCCGTAGAAATTACGAGTACCTAGACCAGAAGTGCTTTCAAAACCAGCCATTATTTATCTCCTATTATTCAGTTGCAGTTGCAGAAGTACAGATAACACCTAGGGTATCGACGCGCTGAGCACCAAGACCGAAACGAGCACGAGTTACGAACTCATCAGCAGCGATATCTTTGTTACGCTCACCCTCAACAGAAGGCATTTGACGCCACGCTGCCATAATAGGACGAGTGTTGTCATCAGCTACAGACATGAACATGTTAGAAACATATCCAGAGCTTACGTCAGTAGCGTTAGCACCACCAAGCTCAGGCAGAGCAGTGTCTGCTGGAGATGGTAGACGGTTAGAAGTGTAGAAGTCGAAACCGAAGAAGTTAAATAAGAACTTATGGTCACGAGCAAAACCACTCTCCAGAACACCTTGGAACTGAGGGTTGTAGTCTAAAGAACGAGTGCTAGTGAAAGACACAAGCTTGTTCATTGTAGCTTCAACTACTGGGTCAACGATAGCAATACGGCCACCTTGTGGTACGTTAGCCTTATCAAAAGCTAGCTTCATGGATACGATATCGTCTTGAGAAAGAACATCGTTAGTACCAGAAGCAACACCACGGTGAGCGAAACCGTTAATGCTGTTGTTGTCGTCAGCAGCTTGAGCTGCATCAGCCACTGCAAATAGACGAGTTTCAAAGTGTTCTTGAATAGCACGAGTAGCTTCCATACCACGCATTTGCATCAAGGTTTCAATTTGAGAACCGTCTTGACGTAGTACATCACTAACAGACCAAGCATCACCAACATAGTCAGAGATAGACAAGGTTACTGTGCTAGTGTCGATTGGGTTATAAACAACAGGAGTTAGTTCACTAACCTCTTGAATAGTTGCCGAACCGATGGTTTTGATGTTTAAAGTTGTACCAGAACCGAAGTCAGATACGTTGCGATAGAAAGAGGTAGGTAATAAACCATCTTTCAGTTGTGATAAGATAAAGGCGCTATACTGCTCCGCCTCGATAAATGCAGATGTATTTCCTGTGTACTGTTGACCAGCCATTTAGATTTCTCCTAAAATTATTTAATGTGCTGTGTTGCGAGTCTCCACGCATCCGCTACTTGTTCAGCAGATGCCCCAAACATTACGCCTGGAACTTCTTGTGGAGTTTGGTTTGTGGCAGATTGCATTGCCTCCGTGTTCACTGAAGATTGCATAGCCGGTTGGCTCTTAGGTTGTGCTCCTGTTCCAAACATCTGGAAAACAGCTTGAGGAGACGTAGCAGCTAGATTATCCATATCTTGAACACTCATTCCTAGCTCTTTGGCTTTAGCTTCAAACATACCTTTTGCTTTCTGCATATCACCAAATTGTTCAGCTAGCTTACTTGCTACAGACTTCTGGTTTGCTATTTTCTGTTCCGCTTGTTTATCAGCAGACAACTTTTGAGTTACTTGGCTTACGACTTCATTCAGATCAACAGGCTGGCTGGTTGGTGTGTCCACCGCCTTTTGTTCTGAGAACTTACGTAAGGTTTCTTCTACAGAAGCTTGAGCATCAAGTTTGGCTCTCATTTCTGCCATCTCTGTTTCTAATCGTTGGATATGGTCTTGGGCTGGGGCAATAGACTCAAGTGCTTTGTCCACACTTGCATACTTTTTACCTTCACCTACAAATCCAGATAAAGAATCAGGAACTGCAAAAGTGCTTGCCTGGTTAGATGGTTCTTGAACTTGGCCCTGGTCTGGGTTCTGTTCACTTCCTTCAAAGGTGCTGGTTTGGTCAACCATTATTTATCTACCTCAATTAAATTTATCATTTCTTGAATTGCACGTTGGTATCCGTTACAATCCGCTTGGTAATAAGGCCACGCAGCTTTATCATACGTGTCCCGTTTCAGTTGTGAAGTACGACTCTCATCATACTTCCCTTCAAGAAGCTTAGATAGCCTCTTAAAAGCCGGTGAAGCAGCTATAATACTAGCCTTTATATCTTCTTTCTCTTGATCAGAAAGGCCTGCTAGCCACTTAGATTTCATTCATTGCTCCTTCATCACCCTCAATCGGGGTTTGTGCCTCGACCTCTACATTCTCTTGGACTGTGTTGAGGAGCCTTTGTGTATCAGCTTGCTCAAAGATAGCAATATTATCTTGGAATAGATCAAATCGACGTAGACCTAATACATCTTCAATTAGCTTAGATAATTGCTTAGAAGAAGTATGTGGCATAACCATCTGGCCTAGAGAAGAACTAAACACACCCTGTAGGTTCTGAAGTAACTGGGCTTGTGCAGCGAAGTGTCTAGCACCGATTGGCTTTAACTTACCAGTAGAAGTAATATCTTCTTTAGTAATAGACATTACAACCTCTACACCTAGCTCTTCATCCATTACACGGACTGCATCTGCTACGTTAAGGTTACGCTTAGCAGTCTCAAGCATGTTATTCAAAGAAGGCTCTAGACCGTTGACTTCAAAGTTAGTTGCTTTCTCTTGGAATATTCTTCCAGAAGCATTCTGTAGTGATTGCACTTCGAAGGCTGTTTTCTCTCCAGGTGTACGAACACCCATAGCCTCACGAGGAGCACCAGCGTACATTTCCATCCTGTCTTCGAGGAGTTGGATCTGTAGGTCAGCATTGAGAGCAGTGGTATCTGGGACCAACATTTGTACATCACCGCTTTCATCTATGTGTATCTCCTCACCTGGTGCCCAATCAAACTCATCTACATCTCCAATAATCTTTAAAGGAGGGAATGCAATTAAATCAAATACGTCAGCCTTGAGGTTTTCAAGATGATCAATACGATACTGCATGCCTACTAGGTTATCTAGTGGACCCATAGCCCATAGGTTATCTGGTCGTAATCTCCACCCTACGTGCTCTATGCTGCTACCTTTAGACCACTCAGGGGCTTTCTCTTCCCGTAAGACTACTGATCTGTCTGCTACTGTGATAACCATGTCACGGTGTAGCTCATCAGTAATAGGATCGTAGTAGTCTCCGTGGAACTCTAAGATTTCTACGTAGTTAGATTGGTAGTATTCGTGGATATTACCAAAGCCATCTACCATGTAACCTAGACCTTTCTGGAAGTCCTCCATGGTGTACTGACCAGCCATCTCTTTCATACGCATGCGCTGATCAATAGCCTTTTTAAGATAAGCATTATCAGGCTCATCCTCTGCCATTGTCTGTAACTCACCAATCGTCTTAATAGCACGTACAACTTTAGGAGAGTTCTTAAAGCTAGCTGCTGTAGGGTCCATGACAATATCTAGAGGAGAGATACGTACTAGACGTGGGCCTATGTAGCCTGGAATAGTTTCACCAGTTAAAGGATCTACTTTACTCTCTGAAACAAACTCTACATCCATGAATGCATTGCCGTAGTCAATGTAATCGTAGACTAATCGAGATACTGTAGTACGTAAGTTACTTTGTCGAGCCTTGTTAGACATGTAGGCTTCAATAGCCTCTGCTTTTACTTGCTCGCCTTCCTCGATACTATACGATTCCCATTTAACCCAATCATCATTAGGGAACAGTGCAGCTATGTAGTTAGCATGCAGGTTATCTCTGATCTGTGCTAGCTTAGGAAGAGTAGTAGAGTTCTTCCATGGTAGTTCACTGTTACTAGTCTTAGTAGTGTCTGTAGCAAATAAGTAATTTCTTAGCTCTTTATGTTCTTCAATCCATGGCATACGTTGAGTATTCCATGTGTGCCAAAGATCACCAATATATTCTGCTTTACCGTCTCTATGGCCGTCTATAGCACCACGTAACTCAGCTACTTTGTTCAATGTGAAACCCCTCCGAAGCGGGTGTTAAAGACTACGTTACTCTTACGTTCTCGTTCTCGTCTAGCTTTTGGTGGAATGGCTATCTCCACTACACTAGCCAAGCAATCTTTTATATCATCATGTGGAGGTCTAGCCATAACTAGTTCTTCCTCCAACATAGGTGTGTAACCACCTTTAAAATGTAAGATACTTTGGTTCTCGTATCTAGGTTCTAGGACTGAAGCAATCCGTTCCTCTTTAGTACCTTGGTGCCTATTTGGTCTGTGCTCATCTATGCTTAGACGTAATCCTTCTTTACGAATACGATCTTTTAGATCATTACAGATAATAGACTGGGCTACAGTTACTTCAGCTCTTAGTTTCTTAAAGTCCCATCGTGTATGGGCTTGTACTACATGATCAAAGTATTCTGCTATCTTATCTGACTTAAACCTATCTATGTCCAGTACATATATGAAGCCATCTGGATCTACACCTACAACTACTATAGCTGTGTAGTCGGCTTTCTTAGATAAACTAAATGCAAAGTCAATACCTGCATAGACATTCAAAGGTTTATCTTTAAAGTACCAGCGACCATACTCTTGTCTTAGATGTCTCTGATCATAATACTGGAATCTGTCATAAGAGAGTCTACGGCTTTCTGGATCATTTGGATCATTATAATACTGAGCGTAAAACTGAGTACGATCAGAATACATGGCAGATATACGAGCAAGCTCTTTCCTATCGAAACCATAAGCCTTACCATCTTCACGAACAGCCCTGGGCCATAGAAAGTGATTGTCTTCTTCAACAACTTCTTCCATGATATCCCAGATAGGCTCCTCCCCTGTGATATCTCCCTCATCATTGAATACGAATGTCTTTTGATTCTTCCAAACATCGTACTGATCAGCGGGGTGGTAACGTGTACCACATGCTCGAATAATACCGCCAGGATTAAGAATGGAAGCCATTTGTGACATGGAGGCTCCCACTTTACGTCTACCTTCTTCGGTATATGCATTGTCTGGTACCACTACATCGTCTGGGACAATAACATCAGCATGTAATCCAGTGGTGTTAGTCGTGATACCAGCAGTAGTAATGGTAGGGTCACGAACACCTTCCTCTTTCCTTAGGGGGTGATCAACACTGATCTTAGTTGTAGTCCACTTCTCACGTTTACCCTCATCAGGGTGTATCATCTCAGGCCAATACTTACGATATACTTTACTTTCGAAGATATCCTTAATAGCCTTGAGCTGTTCTTCTGCTAGAGTACTAGTAGCCGAGATGTACAGGATTGTGATATCTGGTCTGTATGTAACTAACCATGCACACCACACAGCTACGCAGTGGCTTTTCATATGTGCACGAGGAAGAAGTAATAACTTGTTTGGTGTATTCTCTTCCTGTAGAAACTTAAAAGCCTTTGTATGTACATCACCGTACACACGCTTTGGGTTAACGAGACGAGCAAAGACGTTTAAGTCCATCTCTGCTGCTTCTCTTATTTCCTGGGTAGTAGTCGTCATTAGTTAAGGAACTGCGATATACGTTCTAGGTCTTCTTCATGAGCTACACGTAGACGACTAGCCTGTTTAAGCTCACCTTCAACCTGCTCATTAGTAGGTCTACCAGCTTTCTTCTCTACCCAACCTTTCTCTACTAACCATTTGTTTGCTTGGTAGTTACCATCCATGGCATTATTGATAGCCCCTTTAAGCCCTTCTGATCTGAGTTTAATTTCTAACTCTTCTCTCCAATCACGAACTTCTTTAATGACTAACTTATTACCAAGACATCTTTGCCAATGTTTCCAAGAGTAAAAGTATTTTGTAGCAAAAGAGTACTCTGTAGGATCTCCACACTCTAGGTATAACTGCTTCAAAGAAGGAAGTACTCTACCATCTGGTAAAGTATAGTCTTCCTCTTTAAGAGTATATAAAGCTCTTTCATGGTCATTCTTTAGCTCGAAGAATAATGCTTGAGTTAAGAAGTTACCTGTTTTCGGACATTTGTATTTTGACATATAATGTTCTTTAAAATACCTTGTAGTAGAGGTCTAACCTCTGGCTTTACCAGTTAGCTTCTCGTATGTTCTAAGACCACCTAAACCGAGTAATGCTAGGATTAGACCTGAGATCTCACCAGAATCAATAGTCGGAAGTAATGGTATAATCTTCTCAGGCTCATCGGAACCGAGAATTAAACCGATAACAATAAAGTCTTTGAGCAGCCAGTGGTAGGCAAGACATAAACCACATAACCACCCAATGAATGGCCTCCA